TTCGAAGTAAAAAAAGTTCTCCCCGTGCCCCCGTAGGGGGTCAGGGGAGTTCTTTTTTTTTAGTCGTGCTTTTCAAAATCTCGTAAATGTTTCTCCGTCTGTTGTCTGACCGATGTTTTCCCAGAATATTTCATCAAGGTATCTTGTTGTATCAACGTAGTTAATGCTAATGCGCTTGATGATGAAAAAGTCATAAAATTCTTCTTTTTCGTTGACTGCGGTGTACTTGACTGCTTTGTATTGGTAGTTTTTTGTGTAGACGATTCCTTCCGTAAAAACCTTTTTGAGAAATTCTTTTTTGACTTTCATTGTTTTATCTCCTTTCCTTTTATGTTTCTATTGTAGCATAGATATTTCTATTTGTCAATAGGAATTTCTATTTTTCTTTTGGGAAATTTTGCAGGCAGTTGCCACGTTTTGTCACGCGATAGCGTCTCTACCGCGTCCCCCGTCCCCGCAAGGGCAAAGCCCTTGCCCTTCATCACCTGTCCGCATTGGCTCTGTCGAGCTGTATGCTTGCATTTGTCGTGTAGGGGGTACGGCTATATCTTTAACGTTTTTCTTTCGTCCTGCGTGCTCCTGCGCCTGTTTATGGGCTTTTTTTATAATATATAAAAAATCTTCTTGACATTCCTTTTTTTTTGTGTTATTTTCTACTCACACGAAGGGCATTTGAATCTTCGCATAATCCCTTTCGTGAATTACGAAAGGGATTTTTTATTGCCTTTCGGGAAAGGAAAAGAAAGTAAGATTATGAGCTTATCTAAAACGGAACTTTATCCGCAATTTTTAGTTTTGATTTACTCTGCTGAAAAATCCGGTCGTTTGGTTGAACTTTTGGAAGTTGGTCTTGCTCCGAATTTTAGTGATGCTGTTTCTGGTATTGAATATCGTAAGCTTCATTTTTCGGAGGTTCTTGCTTCTCGTGGCCTTTTGCTAAAGGTTCGTCTTTATCATCTTACCCGTGCTAAAATCTAAAATCTTAGAAAGAGGTATTTCTTATGAAAATTAAAGTTTATGGTAAGGTTCATCTTTCCGGCACTTCTAAGAAGACCGGCAACAAGTATGATTTTATCCAGCTTCATTGTTTAGTTCCTCAGCGTGGCGTTGAGGGTGAGGCCGCAAAGGTCATTTCCATTTCTCCCGATATTGTCAATTATGATTCTATTATTGTCGGCAAGTCCTGCTCGGTCGAAGTTGATTTTGACGGTCGTGTTCTCTCTTGCGTTCCTGAGAAGTTTTAATTTTCTTTCTGTGGTTCGGGGTTCGCTCTATAAATATGGCGCGTTCCCTGAACCACTATTCCGACAAGTAGTAATACGTCGGAATAGTGGTACAAAAATGTACCTTTAGGGGGTATATAATGGTTCAGTACAACAAGTCTGTTGTTACTGATACCGGAACTTATTCTATTGATTATTTCACTTTTGACTTCCTTCTTTTAACTACAATTCGCATATTTGATTTGCTTTTTTTTGAAATAGAGAGACTTAAGAGTTCTTGTATCAAGTATCAACATTTCCAAACTAATTATTTTGGTAATTTGAAAGACGTTTTTCAATGTGATTCACTTCATATTGAATTATCCAAAAATAATTTTCAACTTCGTCTTTCGTTTAATCCGAATCACTGTATAAATTCCGCTATATTGGCTTTCTTGCTTCGCTTCGTTCGCACTAACTGTTCCGTTATTGCATTTCGTGTTTCTCGATGTGATTTTACCTATGATATTCCGGTTCATCCTGATTCGGTTATGGTTCTTACCCGTAAAAATGAAGGACACTTGAAGTCTACGCGTTATTATGGTGTGCGTGGTACTTCTGGATATCTTCGTCTTTATGATAAACGCTTGGAAGAACAGACACGGTTAAAGGATGATTTTATTGGTCATGATTTAACTCGCCTTGAGTGGGAGGTACGCAATGAACAGTCTTTTATGTTTGACCAATTTTCCGTTCCTGATTTTTCCTGTCTTTCTGGTGCTGTGGCTCTTCTTAAGTATGTAGCTCCTGAGAATTATAATGCTGCTTTACTTGAGCTTGATAAGCGTACTCGGAAGAAAGTAAAAGATTCTGTTTTTAGTCCATATCCTTTTGAGCCTGAGCTTTTCTTTCACTTAAAGGAAGAGTATTTACGAGAATACGGCTTGCAGGACACGTTTCCGCAGTCGTGGCCGTCTAAGTTTGATGTATGTATATAGCTATTTCGCGGGGTGGTGCAATGGTAGCACGTCACGCTCTGAACGTGAAGCTGCTGGTTCAAGTCCAGACCCCGCAACCAAAACGGGTTGACCTCCGTTATTCGATGCCGTGAAAGGTGGTGGCGAAGTGAATAAAAAGTGTCTATGCTTCTTTAAGCGCTTCGCCGCCCTTGTCTCGGCTTTAGTTATCTCTTTTTCTCTTCCTGTTTCGGCTCTGGCTGCTTCTGACACGGAAGCTGTTATGCCATCTTTGGATGATTTTTATAGTCATCATGGTTCTTGGTATGTTTGGCGTAGTGCTACTATTTCAGGTCTCTCTTATTATGAGTTGCTTTGTTCTCCTATTTCTGTTTCTGGCTCTTCTTATTCGCTGCCGTATTCTGTTTCTTATTCCACAAATGCATTTGATGTTTCTTATTTAGCTAATGATTCTGGCTTAGCTTATGATTATGCTTGCGCTTTTCCTCTTCCTCTCCGTGGTGCTTCTGGTTATTGGTACGAACTACCTTCTTTCCCTATTGGTTTGAGCTCGAAAACTGATACTTCTTTAGTGCGTGTTTATTCTACTGCTGCTCAACCTTCTGGTACTTTTGGTTTTTTAACTTCTTCTTTTAGTCGTTCTGACCGTATTCTTTCTTTCGGTAATACTGCTGGTTCTTCTTCTGGTTCTTCTACTGATTCTTTAGACTCGTTTATTTTTTCATCTCCCTTTTATTCATATCCTTTTGCAATTCGTCAAAGTACTTCTTCTTCTGCAAGTGGTTATGTTTTACAGGGTGGTTACACTGGCTTTTTTGTTCCTTTGTCTAACTATTTAAGTGAATCTTATATACATCTTGCTAGTACTCGTTATCTTCGTGGAACTCATGATTTTGTCTCTTATCCGTCTGGATATACTATCCCTTCTTCTGATATAGGCTTTGTTTTTGTTCAAAAGCCTTCTTCTTCTTTTGTCTTTTCTGCTTCTGCCTTTGATTCTACTGGTTCTTTCGCTTTTTCTCTCCTTGTTCCTGTTTCTCGCTTGCATGACGTTAAACTTGGTGATTGGATTTCTGATTCTCCCGAGGACTTGCAAGACGTGATTGTTAAAGAATTTGATGTAGATTCTGATACCCTGAAAGAGACTAAGGATTATTTGAATCTCTTCAAAAATACTTCTTCTGTTGACTCAGATGTTGCTTCCGGTGCTTCTGGTCTTCTTGGCGGGCTTTTTCAGAACTTAGGTACATTCTTGTTTTCTGTTTCCCTTCTTTGTTTTGGCGCTGTTGTTCTTCGAATGCTTATTAAAAAGGCGGTGGACGGATGAGTTTTCTTGACTTCTTCAAAACTGTTTTTGGTCTCTTTGGTTCTGGTGGCGCGTTTGTTATCCTTGTTGTTGTTTTCCTTGTCGGCCTTGGTGTTTATAAGTTTGTAAAGGATTGGCTGCCATGGTAGATTTTGTTTACTCTCTTGGTGTTTTTACATCGTTTATCGCTAAAGTGCTGTCTATTTCCTTTTTTGGCTTTGGTACTTTTGGTAATTTTATTTTGGTTTGTCTTCTGCTTTCGCTTGTTGGTTTTGTTCTTCATGGTCTTTGGGATGGTGGTGATTAATTATGGAAGTTCCTATTATTATTAAATCTTGGGTTGATTCTGACGGCGTTTCCGTCTATACCGTGCAGTATAAAGACGGTAGCACTTGCGATATGACTGTTCAACAGTACGATTATCTCATGGCCTCCGCTCAGGCTGTTGTTGATTTGGATTCTAATTCCTCTGCTGAATCTCAGCCGGCAGAAACTCCTGCCCCCGCCGAGCCTGCACAGAACATTACCGAAAGTCCTGACCTTCGTGTTGGCTTCGTCCCGCAAGACGAAGAGTTACCTTTTGAAGGGAGTTTAACCGCTTATGATGACCGCGCCGCAGATTCTCCGGCTCTGTATGCTAATCTCCCTGCTGTCTCTAATAGTTTCACTGCTATTATGGATTGGTTCGGGGATACGTTCTTCGTTGAGCGCACTGAGACGGTGCACAAGTCCGGCTATACGTCTGAAAGGTATTCCTATAACAGTTCGACTCAACTTATTCAATTGCCTTATGAAGAGGATTGCACTACTACTTCACAGGTTCTCAACCCGCAAGCTTGCTTTTCTGCTTTGCTTGTTGTCCTTGTCTTCGTTACTTCTGTTACTTGGATTAAAAACGCGATTTGGGGGCGTATAATCTGATGGAAATTTTACCTTTGCAGTATTGTTTCGGCATTTTCTCTGTTCCCGAAATTGGTTATTTCATTGTTTTCGCCGCTGTTTTTTCTATGTTGGTTCTCCTGCTCCGTCCGTGACAGGTGCCATAAATATTTTTAAGAAAGGATGATGACTTCAGGCTTCTACTTCTATTCTCGCAACGTTGCTTTCCTTGGTCGGTGAATTTTTCACGTCTGTGATTACTTGGATGGGGCAGCTCATTGATTTTTATGAATCTGAGCCTATTCTTCTTGTCTTCGTAATTCTCGCTATCGCTGGCATCGTTCTCCGAATCCTTCGCCGTTGGGTTCCCGGTCGTAGTTAAACGTTGTCCGAAAACGCCGCCGACCATTTTTTAATGGTCGGCGACGTTTTCTCGCTTAGAAAGGATTATATGTTATGCTTTACGGTATTCTTATCTTTTGCATTTGCTGGCTTTTTGTATATATCGATAATTATTGCAAAAATCCCTACAGATTGGAAGCTGTTGTTGGTTCTAAAGGTTCTGGCAAGTCTCTGTATATGTCTCGTGTTGCTGATAAGTGGCTTCGTTCTAATAAGGGGCTTATTTATTCTAATATGGGTATTGGTTATGAGTTAGAGCCGGAATACTGGAAACAGACCTTTCCCCCTGATTCCCTCATTCTTATTGACGAAATTGGTGTTTTGCATTCTAACCGCGACTTTAAGAGCATGCCACGTGAAGCTGTTGAGTTTTTTAAGATGCAGCGCAAATATCGCTTGACTATTATTGTATCGTCTCAGACCATGGACTTTGATAAAAAGATTCGTGATCTCTGCGACCGCATTTTTCTTTGCAATCGTCTTGGCTGGTTCTGTCGCCTTACTCCCTACCGGTCTTGCATTGCTATGGAACATCGCCCCGAGGGAGGGCAAGAGCTTGTTAATACGGTGCGGAAGGCGGGTCGTCCAAGATGGTATACTATCCCCAAGTCCGTCAAGCAGGTAAGCGCTTTAGAATACGATACAGAGCAGGTTATCAGCAAGACCCATTCGAAGTAAAAAAAGTTCTCCCCGTGCCCCCGTAGGGGGTCAGGGGAGTTC